TCACTTCATAATATTTTTCCTTTCCACCTGTCCATCTACAACCGGAACTACCGCGATCTTTCTGTCATACCGGGCAGTTTGCTCAACGTTCTTGTGCCCTGATATTGCCTGTTTCTCGTACAGATTGCCCTTGAGATCAGATATCCCTTTTGCTTTTAAATCGTGGAACGTGAAGTCAAAAGAAAGGTGAGGGTACAGCTCCTGCGCCTCAATTTTTGCCTTTCTCCAGCGACTGTTAAAGCCGTCCCGTGTGTATTTTCCACCTGCTGGTTGATGGATGACATACAGACTGCTCATGCCAGAGTTAAGAGGCAATTTTTTTGCCAACTCAAGTGCAGCGTTCAAGCGAGGGCTCCATGCTTTTATCTGAGCAACAGACGTTTTACTTTGCTTTATCAGGATACCTTCTTCCATAAATTGGCTTTTTTTCATCTCCAGTACATCGTTCTGTCTGGCACAGCAGAGGTAAGCGAGTTCCATGGCGATTTTCACAATGTCTGGAGCTACAGAGTACAGCGCTTGGTATTCCTCATTTGTAATATAGCGATCCCGGCTAACCTCTTTATATTGGCGAACACCCTTTGTTGGGTTCCCTTTAACGAATCCGCGTTCATAAGCCCAGCGATACACGCGTGACATAAAAGCTTTTTCTCTATTAGCTTGTGTCCTGCTTTTTATTCCCCGCTTGTCCATATAACGCCGAATATGTTCAGGTTTGATAGCGTCCGGCGGCATTTTCCCAAATACATCAATAATTTTTTTTGAATACTTTCTATAGTCTTTCTGGGTTTCCAGAGCCAGTTCGAAAAATTCACCAGATTTAAAGAAGCGTTCAATAAGCCCTTCCAGCATGGAGTAGTCCGGGCGATCGTTCATTAGCGCTTCCCATGCACTCCATACCTGAGCCTGTGTACTGGTTTTGTCACAGAGGCGGATATTGCCGCCTCCTTTGGGATGATATTCATATGCTGACCTCCCGAGGTAAACCCTCGGTGGCATCCAAGCATCGTCTTTATTTTTTCTCGGACGTGGCATTAATCAAGCGCTCCAAAATTGGGCTGCAGCAAATTATCGACGTTATTCTGTCGTAATCTCTGAGCTAAAGGATTATTGAAATGCGCCCAGGTTGTGCGTGGTCTTCCGTCTCGTCCTTCAACAAAGAAAATCCCGGCATCACGTAAACACTGTGATTGCTTTGAGGGGATCTTGTATCCAGTAATTCGTTCGAGGTCTGCGTTTGAAATGATCTCGTTATCAAGATTCATAGTGTATCTCCACAAGTCCGGCTGCAACCGGCTTAACTTCTACAATTCTTTTCTCCGGGCCAGTCGTCACTCGATAGGCTTGATGGTGTCGAGCAGCAGCCGGCGGCGCGTATTTTCTGCAAAATGACGGCATCCGGTCGCTTTGTGGTAAAACTCGTTTTTGCCAACGACCCACATCCGCTCTGTCTGATGCAGTTTTTTAACCTTCGGACCGTTTTTGGTGATCACGGTACCGGTATGGGTTTTTATGATTGTCATACGGACTCCCCAAGCACCCAACGGAGTGCGCTTGCATACTCACCCTCGGCAGATTCCAGGACTTTAGTAATTTCTTTGCGGGTTTTCAGACGCGGCTTTTCCTCACCGAGAATCTTACGCTGACGCCGGGCTTTTTCATGGCCGGTTGTACCAGCTGTCGCCAGCTCGATTGCTGACACTTTTGCACGCTGCTCTTCAGGTGGGAGCGCACCAAGCTGACGCGCCTGGGTAACGGTGACAGTTCCAGACTCCACTGCATCGCGGACAGCCTGGGTGGCATCCAGCAGCGACAGTGTTGCACGTACTGTCTGAACACTCACGCCAAACATCAGCGATAAATCGTCCTCGTCGTGCCCGCGGTCCAGCGCATCAGCCATTTTCTTTGCTCGGCCCAGCGGCGTATCAGCCTGGCGGATTTCGTTAGCACTTACCATCGCCTGCGCCATGCGAACGGCAGAGCCACGTTTAGCGACTGCCGGAACCAGTAACGGTTCTTTGCCCTCTTTCGACAGACGCTTGTTGGCTTCCAGTGTATGTCGTACACGCTGGCGACCATCAACCACACAAGACAGCCCTGTCTCCGGGTCTTTCCAGACGATAATCGGCTCAAGAACGCCCTGGTCCATGATGTTCAGCACCATTGCCTCGCTGATAGGCAGGTGGATACGCTCATCGTAAAGCGGGTGCGTTTTGTCGGTAACCAGGTGCAGGTTTTCAGGTTCGAACGTCAAAACGTTCGTTTTGCCACTGGCGCCGTATACAAGCTTTGAGTCTTTAGCCATCAGAGTGCCTCCACGTTACGAAAGCTGGTGGGGCAAATTGCTTTCAAATCGCGCATTGCTTCGAGAACATGCAGATTTGTGCGCTTCTTGGTATGTCGCTCAGTAATACGATCACACTCCTTCGCCCATGATTTGACTTCGATGAGAAGAGCGTCTCGTTCGATACGAGCCTGACGAAGAGCTACGTTCGAAACATCGAGGATAGCCGCCAGCTCTTTGACGATTGTTCCCTGAGCTGGTGGCATATCTCTGGCAATTTCGTATGCCTCTGTAATTAGTTGATTTGCTGTCTTAGCCATCTCTTGTTCTCCATCTGACGCGCTGCAACGCGTGAATTTAGGATGCAGCAACCCAACCCATGAAAGTGGGTGAATAGCTTGTTAAAATTTCTTGATGATGGGTTAGCCGCCACTGCAATGGCGGCACGTTAGTTCTCCACACAACAAAAAGAGCACTACCGCGTTCTGCCGTTCCATCCTGGCTTTTGGTACCGCAACGGCTGCGAGAAGTTTTTTGCATGCCAGCGCTCTTTTGGTTGTGCCCTCGTCTCTTCCGAGGTGTCACACCTTTTCGCCGCGCTGGTGGGGCGCACGTCGTGCCTGAAACACTTAGCTTGCACATTCCGGTTGTTCTGAGAGGCATGGATAAAGGGACTCTCAGGCCGCTGCGGCACATGTGCCATATGCCGTAATGCTCACTGCCACACCATGGCACGTAACTGTAGGTACACGTGGCGCGACTTAAATGTACCTTTAGTTACCAATGTGGTCAAGTGAGCTAAGTACTTTTTGTTACCTATGGATTCAAAAAAAGCCAGAAGGAGATCTGGCTTTAGAAATGGGTAAGTTAAATGTTTTGGGTAATCTGAACCACTCTCCCAACAATCCGGCAATTACCGTCTATCGGGATGGGTTTAAAGGCAGGGTTAAGTGGCATCAAGTATGCGAAAGGGCTATCCCATACCAGCTTTTTAACGGTAGCTTCAGCAGAACCGTCAAGTATTGCCACTACAATTTTTCCGTAAAGGTCATCCAGTTGGCCATAGTGCGGTTCAACAATAACGATAGATCCTTCGGGGATGGATGGCAGACCATGAGGGTTAGTCATAGACTCCCCACGAACTACCAGGCCGAATGCTTCATTAGAAACGTTTGCAGTGGTTTGCGTCCATGAAATCACATCAGAAAGCCTTGAGCATGCATAAGTATCAGTCCACATCCCAGCTTGAACAGCGGAGATAATAGGAACTGCCGTTGGTGGCTTAAGGAACGGAATAACTTTTGTATCATCCGGCGTTTCCTCACCTCGACCGTAAAGAATCCATTCTGGAGTAGTCTGCAGCGCCACCGCCAGCTGATGGAGATTCTCACCATCAGGTTTAGTAGTACCGCTCTCCCATTTTGTTACGGAAACACGGCTTACCCCTAAGCGTTTAGCCAGGGTTTGCTGTGTTATGTCGAGCTGGACTCGACGGGATCTTATCCGGTCTTTCATCTCTGTTTTCATGTAACCAATGTTACATTGATTCCTTGTAACTGTTGTTTGCTATTTAATGTACCTTTTGTTACCTTTGGGGCGTAAGTTAACCAGGAGGAACCATGCGTAAATCAGAAGTCATTGAACACTTCGGAGGAGTATCAAAAACCGCAAGTGTTCTTGGGATTTCCCACCCGGCAGTTTGCCGATGGGGTGAAGTCATCCCTCAAAAACAAGCATTCGTCATAGAGCGAATTACGAAAGGCAAGCTTAAGTACGATGCCAGCCTTTACCAAAAGGCTACAGATTCAACTGCTTGAAAGTAACTACAAAAGGAAAATTAATATGGTAGAGCCAAACCTCAAAGAAGTCGTGAAAGGTATGTGCAAAGCATATCCGGGCGGCCGCGAAGCAATGGCTGGCGCCTTGGGTATGACCGTGACGCAGTTCAACAACAACCTCTACGAGAAAAACGGCTGTCGATTTTTTGAAGTATCGGAGCTGGAAGCGATGGAAGACATTTCCAACACGTCGCTACTGGCAGACTACTTCGCCCGCCGTCGTGGTGCTCTGCTGGTGGATGTGCCGCACCTGGAAGAACTCGATCGCGTGGACCTGTTTAGTCGTGCAATGCGTACCTCGGCAGCCAGAGGTCAGGTTGACCAGATTATCGAACAGGCACTTGAAGATGGGGTAATCGAAAGGCATGAGGCAGAAGAAATCATGGTGCATCACCGCCGCCATCTGGCAGCTCGCGAAGAAGAGATTGCCGCAATTATCACGTTATTTTCACGCAAAAAGAAGTGACGCCAGCGAGTTGCAGCTCCTGGCGTCGTGGCGTGTCGTTATCAGTGGAGATTACTAACGCATGAACAGTCTACCAACACAGTACCGCAGGTCGCAACTTGTGGCGCGGCCGGTTCCTGGTGGAGCAGGGCCGGTGCAGTTCGTGTACGGGGTAAGAGTACCCGGTGGGATAGAACCTGTCTGCTACCAGTTTGCTCAATGGGCGGTAGATGACTTTAGAAGTCAGGCGGAAAGCGTATGCGAGAACTTAACCGATGGTTCAGAGATCACTACGGCGTCCCGGTCAGGGTCATACGCTGGGAGCCCCAAACACAGCGCGTTATATACCTGCGCGAAGGGTATCAGCACGAGTGTTTCAGCCCACTTGAACAGTTCAAACGAAAATTCAGGGAAATAGAGGGGTCTTATGAGCCTGTTAATGCCATCAAGGCCGATAGTCATCAATCCTGACCTTGCGTACAGCATTGGCCTGAATGAAGCCATTGCGCTGCAGCAGGTTAATTACTGGCTGCAGGAAACTAACTCAGGGCTGGAGCGTGACGGCGTACGCTGGATCTACAACACAACAGAGCAATGGCTGGAACAATTCCCGTTCTGGTCTGAATCCACTCTGAAGCGCACCTTCACCCGGCTGAAGAGCCTGGGCGTGCTTAAAGTTGAGCAGTTGAACAAGTCCCAGCGCGACATGACGAACTACTACACGATCAACTACGACAGCTCGCTTTTAGATGAGGTCAAAGTGACCAAATCGAAGAAGTCAAAATGCGCCGTTCCATCAGGTCAAAATGACACGATGGAAGAGGTCAATGTGAAACGCTCCACCGGGTCAAAACGAACCGCTGTCATCAGGTCAAATTGGCACGATGATCTTACAGAGAATACAACAGAGAATACAACAGAGAGTACTACAGAGATTACAGGTAAAGACTCTTGTCCGGTTGCGCTGCAACCAGACCAGACCGATCCGGCTGCACTCGTTCTGGATCATTTTAATCGAGTAACTAATTCGACCTATGGCAAGGGGGGACGAACCAAAACGACGCTGGGTTATATCCGGGGACGGCTGGCCGAAGATTACAGCCCTGAAGACCTGATGCTGGTGGTTGACTACCTGAACGAGAAATGGGCTCAGGATCCGAAGATGAGCGACTACCTGCGGCCCAAAACGCTGTTTGCTCCCGAGAACTGCGTCGAGTATTTCGACAAGGCCAAAAAATGGGAAGCAGCCGGGCGCCCAGCCTGGACTGGCGGAAAGTGGGTTAAACAAGACACGGCGTTCAAGTCCAGTTATTCCGACGTGGATTATTCAGTGCCAGCGGGGTTCCGTTCATGAGCAAGCCATTTCTGAAATGGGCTGGTGGAAAGTATACCCAGCTGGCTGACCTGTTCGTGCATATCCCGGCAGGGAAACGCCTGATAGAGCCATTCGTTGGTGGTGGGGCGGTATTCCTGAACAGCGATAAGCACGCAGATTACCTGCTGGCGGACATTAACCCGGACCTGATTAATCTGTATCAGATGTTAGCGGTGGTGCCGGATGAAGTGGAATTAAAGGCCCGCTGGATGTTTGAGCACATGCGGTCACCAGATGGCTATGAGCTGATCCGTTCCGAGTTCAACGCTCAGACGCTGGATGCTACAGAACGCGCAGCTGCATTCCTGTATCTCAACCGGCATTGTTTCAATGGCCTGATGCGCTACAACCAGGCGAACAAGTTCAATGTGGGCTGGGGAGGCTACAAGGCCCCGTATTACCCGATGGATGAGATGAAAGCCTTCGCGGCTATGGCGCATAACTGCGTCTTCATGACTGCTGACTATCGCCGAACTATCAGCCTGGCCGGGAAAGGGGATGTGGTTTACTGCGATCCGCCTTACGAACCGATGCCGGGAACAACCGGATTCACCGCCTACGCCGCTGGTGGTTTTAGCTGGGAGAACCAGGTAGACCTGGCGAAGCAATGCGTATCAGCCTTTCACCGTGGGGCTCGGGTAGTGATTTCTAACTCATCTGCACCGAAGGTTCTCGACCTGTACCGTGAGCATGGTTTTAACCTGCAATTCATCAAAGCGCGCCGTTCGATTTCCTGCAAAAGCAGTACGCGGGAAGTCGCAAAAGATGTCGTGGCTATCCTGTGAGTTACCTGCCGTGGAGAAAATGACATGAGAGCATTACTGACTCCTGAAATTGCCCCACGCATGGGCATTGTTCTGCTTCGCCCTGGCGCCGATCTGATGCCGCTGTTCAGGAGGGGGCGGGTTCTGATTGAGCCGGCACCGGAAAAATACAGTGACTATGCAACCGGCGCTATCCCTCCGGCCAAGCAGCCACTGGCAGAAGACCCGGTTTTGAAACCAGTCTTCGAAAACAAAGACGTCATTCTGCGCGCGGGCGGTATCAGCGCACTGGAGGCCGAGCTGGAGCGGCGGTTTGAATGTCAGTACCCGCACGGTTCGTGGCACAGCGAGAATTTTACGTTGTTCCGTCATGAGCCCGGCAGCCTCCGGCTTTGCTGGGCCTGCGATAACCTGGTACGTGATCAGTACACAGAGACGCTTGCAGGCATTGCGCGTAAGAACCTGGTATCCTGGCTGATAACGGTAATTCGCTCACAGCTGGGGTTCAACGAAGACCATCAACTGACGATCCCCGAGTTGTGCTGGTGGCTGGTTATAAACAATCTGGCGCACGTCATCCCTGAATCGCTGGCCCGTAAAGCCCTGCGATTGCCGGAAATAAAGCATCAACCGGTGATGAAGGAGAGCGATATTGTGCCGGAGCCAGCGGCGAGCGAAGTGGTGCAGAAAAAGATTCTCGGTCTTCGCGTAGATCCTGAAACGCCGGAATCTTTCATGCTGCGACCAAAGCGCCGCCGCTGGGTAAACGAGAGCTGGACTCGCTGGGTTAAGTCCCAGCCGTGTGTCTGCTGTAACAAACCAGCAGATGATCCCCATCACCTGATAGGCCACGGACAAGGTGGGATGGGAACGAAAGCGCACGACCTGTTTGTGTTGCCGCTTTGCAGAGCGCATCACGACGAGTTGCACGCTGACACCGTGGCATTTGAGGAGAAGCACGGCTCACAGCTGGAGCTGCTTTTTCGATTTCTGGATCGTTCGCTGGCAATTGGCGTGCTGGCTTAATTCAGTGGAGATGAATTAATGCGTGATATTTCTTTGGTACTGGAACGATGGGGTGCTTGGGCTGCAATGGATAGTAGTGGTGTTGATTATTCGCATATTGCTGCAGGGTTCAAAGGACTACTCCCTCAAACTGGCAAAACACGACTATGTTGTACCGACGATGATGCACTTATCATCGAAGGCTGTATGGCACGGCTCCGCGGTAAGAAGCCCTACGAGCACAGTTTGCTTGTTGCCCATTATTTATTCGGTATATCGAAGCGTAAGTTAGCTAAGGCTCTAAAAAAAGACGAAAAAGTGATCCGCATTGAGATACAGATGGGGGAAGGGTTTATTGATGGTTGCTTATCTATGCTCGAAGTAAAGCTGGATATGGAACGCTAATCGGAATCCCCTGTTGCATGAAACAAAGATACAGCCATATGCCTAACAAAATATGGCTGACTTGTCGCTGGATGCACTGTTTCACTAGAAAAACGGAGTGAATTCGTATCATCAGGGATTATAGTTGCTCCTGCTACATTTTCACTTAAATGCTTACGCCAAGAAGAAAATTTATCACCTGAATGTCTTTGTTTTACATATATGATGATACCACCGTGATTGTCTCTAAACGTTCCTGTTCCATATCGCTCATTAAGTTGATTCCATCCTCCAAAGATGTAAGCTGGGCCATTCCATAACTTAGCTTCTCCGATCCATGCAAACCGCCCAAGTTGGTGTTTCACCAAAATGTCGATGTGTCCGCCGTGCTGCGTATCATGTTCTGCGTCATAATTGCGGCCTTTTAGGAAAGCTATTATCACAGAGGTTAGTTCATCTTCACCCCACTTGGTTTCTTGGTACATATGCTTTTGAGTTTCAAGCACATACATTGCTTCATCCAAATCAATATAAAGCTGCTTGACGAAATCAACATTAGTAGCCGCAAACTTTCGCTTGAGAAACCCATTAACTTCAGGATCAAATTGACTGAGTACCTCTAAAGAGGCTAAAGAGAAATTAGATTCACTCATGCAGTTGCTCCAAAGCATCCGTAGGAGTGAAATAGGGGAATAAATGATGATTATAATTGTCTACCAATTTTCCGCTATTTGGGTGATAAAATTGACCAGTTTTTAACGCATGAGAAAGGTCATCATCATCCACTGGGATAGGGTCGCTATCATCTGTCTCAATGAATTGAAAATGCATATCAAGAAGATGCAATCTATTACTGGACAGGTAGTCAGTCACTTTTATCAATAGCACCTTTGCATCGTTAGACTCAACATTAAGCTTTGTACCATGTACGAGGCTCATGTAAGTGATATGTTTTAGCGGCTTAGCTTCAGGGCTGGTTAAAAATTCAACAACATCACGACATAACTCACCGACAGGCCCACTTAGGTCGTCTCTGATTTTAGAGTATATGTCGTGTTTGTTTAGCATCATCAAACCTTTATGCAGCTTCAGCTGCGCCCCGTTTTCTTTGTATGCTCGCTAATGAATCCAGCATCTTATTGATAATAAAAACAATGTGTTCAACCGATGAACACCTATCGATGATAGCGTCATAAAGATGCGAATTTGGCTTATCAATCATAGCCCGTTTACCAGGTAAAACTAATTCTACAGTGAAACTCCGTGAAGATGAATCGGCCAGATCCCAAATTTTACCCAGCTTATATTTTGTTAAGATAGGACTGGCTTCTTCTCCACCATGATGATAACTGTCTGTACGTAAACAACTTTCACCAGGACGCAACTTCAAAGAGCTTGTGTTACCATCGGAGGTAAGAAACGCCATTTGAGAGATTCTTCCATCTGCCTGTTCGTACATTTCTTGCACTAAACCAAAGAGATCTAAAGGCGATGGGAATGTGATACCAGAAGCATTTCTCACGAATTGATCAAGTAAAAATTGCTGCCGTTCCGATTCTGAACGAGGCATGACTGACAAATCGATTGTAAGCGCAACTAATTGTAATTCAGGCAGTATCATCACTGTATTGAAACATTGCGTTACTTCTCTAGTCTTACACTTGATCTCTCCGCCGTTAGAACGAAGCACTAAGCCAGAGTCACTTAGGTGCGACGCATCCAACTCGATCGTTTCAGTATAATAAGCTTTAGAGGTAAGTATGGTTGTCTCTATAGAGACCTGATTTAAGCTTAATGAGGTAGTTTCAAGAAAGTGCAGATCTGTATCCGCTGTAAGCAGTTGTTCTCTAGACAGAGGATAGGGGTAGTTCTGACTAAATAAGGAATCATCTCTCTCGATAGATGCAATAGCAGTACGAAGGGTTTGAATCTCATCTGGTTGTAATTTGTACAGCTTGACCAAGCGTGTGCCACTTAGTAGCAAGTTATGCCAAACGCTGTCAATATGCTCAGCAACTCTTACTTGTTGGGCTTCTTCAGTACCCTGTAACCTTTCAATAAACAGATCAAGTCCTACTGATGTCACTCCCAAAGGTTCTCCTACAATCTTTTTAGTTTGCTTCCAGCCCAAACGCTCTGTTATGTCCTTCAATAAATTGATTGTTTGCTCATTCATAGGAAATCCTTTCGTATTCTTTGTTTTTTTCGAATGCAATACAGATGGTTCCTAAAATACTAAACTATTCCAAAAATTTCATTAGTGCGGTCCGCAAAAAGTATCGTAATCTGTTAAGAGTGGTCACTTCGACACACAGCTTAATCATCGGAACATCGCCAGATAGCGGGTTTTGCATCTCTGGCCCAAGTCACAAACTTCAAAGCTCACTTTTTCTGCTGAGGATGATGACTGTCCCTATATCTCTCCAAACCTCTATTAACCCATAGCTGGAGTTAACGAAAGATCTCAGCAACCTCAATAGCTGGCTTGAGCTATTGGAGTTGCAGCGCAAGCAGTTTGGCTATACTCCGCAGGGGAATAATGCTGCTTTCTGTGGTTAATGTTGGGAGGTTTATTTAGCACCGGAAGCGATGTGGTGAATCCCCTGTGCGGAGGGGGCGACTAGTTAGTTAAAGAAAGTTGTAAATGCAGCGCGGGCCATGCCGACTGGGGCATGCTCACCGGGAGGCACCTGGCACCACACTGCCACTAAGCATATTTAAGATTTATGGCAGGTTTACTTTTGCGGTTGCCCTCCTATGTTTATAGAACGTAACGGCAAAAGTGAATGCTTCCTGGTAAATCGGTAGCTCGGACTATTAGGAGTGCTTTCGTTTCGTTACTATCTAGAATGCCTACTTTCTGCCCGCCTTCAGGCGGGCTTTTTTACGCCATCAATAGGGCGCTTCAGAAAGAAAAGGTAAACATCATTTGAAGGCTGCGCTTTGCGTGGCCTTTCTTATTTCAGGCTCACGGGAATCATCATCGATACGGCTCGTTGTTAAATCAGCCCGATGAGCCTGACCCCTTCACGCACAAAGCACCATCCGTAATCAACGGAGGTGAGGCTATGACCAGAATGAGCAACATATATAGCAGGCTTTCATACGGCACCGGGACCGCACTGACGGGCTGCGGTGTTTCTACTAAGGCATATGCCGGGGCAGTCAAAACAGAGGTATGGATTTTGGCCGACAAAATAGCGGGGCTGACCCTGAGTGACTGGGCGATCATTGTCGGTATTGCATGCACTGTCATTACCTGCGGGGTCAACTGGTATTACCGACGAAAGGAAAGGGAGGACAGATTGAATGGCTATGGCGTCAAAGTTGAGGAATAAGCTCAGCGTCACCATGCTGGCCCTCATTGCTGTTGGTGCGTCGGCTCCAACATTGATGGATCAGTTCCTTGATGAGAAAGAAGGAAACAGCCTTATAGCGTATCGCGATGGCAGTCAGGGGATCTGGACAATTTGCCGCGGGGCTACGCGTATAGATGGTAAACCCGTCACGCAGGGCATGAAACTGAGCCAGGCCAAATGCGATCAGGTTAACGCAATAGAGCGCGATAAAGCGCTGGCATGGGTGGATCTGAATATCCATGTCCCTTTGACCCCACCACAAAAAGTAGGCATTGCCTCGTTCTGTCCATACAACATCGGGCCCGGTAAATGCTTCCCGTCTACGTTCTATCAGCGGATTAACGCCGGTGATCGTAAAGGCGCATGTGAAGCGATTCGCTGGTGGATAAAAGACGGAGGGAAAGATTGCCGGGTGCGCTCCAATAACTGCTATGGGCAGGTAACACGACGTGATCAGGAAAGCGCGCTGACTTGCTGGGGGATTGACCAGTGAGTGCAGCCTACTTAAAGCCAGCTATCACCGTAATGGTTATTGCTGGTGCCTTTGTTGCTGGTTTAGCCTGGAGCGATCGGGCATGGGAAAAGCGGTGGGCGGAACGTGATAGCGCCGAATCGTCCCAGGAAGTTAACGCGCAAACCGCCGCCCGGATGATTGAACAGGGGCGTTTAATCGCCCGCGATGAGGCCGTAAAAAATGCTCAAGCGCAAACCGCTGCAGCGCGCACTGCTGCCGCTAATCTCTCTGATACTGTTAGCCAGCTGCGTCAGCAGGCAAAAAAACTTGCCACCCGCCTGGACGCCGCAAGCCACACCGCAAGTCTTGCCGCTACCGTCAGAAGCAAAACAACCGGCGCCACCGCCGGAGTGCTCGCCGACATGCTTGGAAACCTTGCAGAAGAAGCTCGACGGTATGCTGCAATCGCTGACGAACGCTACATAGCAGGAATGACATGTGAGCGGATTTACGTATCAGTAAGAACGTCTATCCCCAGCAAGGGATAAGATGGTGTTTATCCCTTTGTGGGGATGTCAATTCTATAGCCTCGCATTTGCGGGGCTTTTTTATTTGTAAAAGGTAAACAATGAACAGCTTAAAATCTCCTCAAATCAGTAACTGTGGCATGTCAATTACCAAACTGGCTTCGGATTTGCCGGAAGCCAATAACGATATGACGAATCGGAGCTTTTCCAGCGTTGGTACCCTGACCTCAGGACCCGTATTAGAGCTATCTGATAGCGCTCAGGATGTGCTGTATGCTCTTTTTTTCCGAGGTGCACTCGTATCTGGTGATATTCCTTCAAAAGCCGGCGCCTCCGCACTGCGTTCTCTGGGATTTGCCGAGACCGGCCATACAGCTACGCCATACAAAGGGGAAGACTATTTCACCTGGCTGACTCCTGCGGGGTATGCGTTCGCTATTGGGTATCTGGTTAAAACTCGCTTCGGCAAACAGCCTGCAAATGCAAAATCTTCCGGGCAGCCCTCGGTTCATCCGGAAGGATTAAGCATTAACAAAGCCATGATTAAAGGGACGATCAGTAGCGCAGCCTATGTTTGCGGCAATACCATCGAGCAGGAAACGCTGTCGAAGGTTCTGGCCAATTCACTGCATAACGTTTCCCCTGAGAAAGCTGGCGATGTTGCTGAACAACTGGCCAGTGCCGTTAAGTCTGCGTTTAGTGTGCTGGGACATGCATCCAGTGAACAGGACAAGGAACGGCCTAAAGAATCGGACTTATCCGTCGGTACTTTCAAAGTTTATAGCGAGGGAGAGGTGAAGGTGGCTTCAGGCTCTCCCTTAGCTGCTGAAATAGAAGCCGGGCGTGAAGATCGCAAAACAGCAGGGACCATTAATTTAAAACTGGAGCTGGATACCTCTGATGCCATCGAAAGCATTAATGGGCTGAGCAAAGAAATTTCAGATCTTGTTGATACTGCAATTGCCAACTCGCTCAAGCCGGGTGGACGTCTGTACAACGTCGTGCGGGAATCTTCGTTTAACAGCTCGAATACTACCGCCCTTAACTCCCGTGTGACTGATCTTGAATCTTGTCTCAACAGCGCATGTGTTTTGATTAGTGATTTGTCTTGCCGTATTTCAGAACGTATCACTGGTGACGTACATGCCAGCCCGGTCTAAACGTCCATGCCGGCACCGAGGGTGTGCGGCGATAACCAACGACGCCAGCGGTTATTGCGATGCTCACCGGCAGCAACATGCTGGCGACGGCTGGCGCAACTACCAGCCCGGAAAAACTCGGCAGGAACGTGGTTATGGTCGACCGTGGGAAATTAAACGGGCCCGTATCATGAAGAGGGATAAATACCTTTGTCAGAACTGCAGGCGAGACGGTATTGCCACGAAAGCCTCAAGTGTCGACCACATTATTCCTAAAGCTCATGGCGGTACGGACGATGACTTTAATCTCGAGTCATTGTGCTGGAGCTGCCACAGCAAGAAAACAGCAACAGAGAGAACCCGATGAATAATTTTAAAATTGAATACGTTGATGGCGTTTTGACAGTTCTGGAGACGGATGGTCAGTCAAGAATGAATGAAGCCGTGCATGGCATCCATTTTGAGCATGTCCAGGGTGGCCGCCCACTGCTGAAACTGACGATTGCGCATGATATTGCACCGGCACCGGCTGCTGAGTCGGCTCAGCAACCTTTAGTGGGTGAGCTGGTACAGGAGCAACAATCTCCGCCTCCCGGCGGTCGTCGTTCCCGCCGTCGTCGTGGAGGTAAGCAATGATGTATCAACGCTCGGATCTGACGCTCTCCATGTTCTATGCATCCAGCGCTGATGCAGAGGGAAACAAAGTGGCTACATTGACGATGCAGGTCATCGCTGCAGAGGCTGGCGCCGTCCAGACCAGCCAGTTGCTCTGCATTACCGATAGCGCGAAGAAAAAAACGTATACCGTAGGCGAGCAGTCTATCAGTAATGGTTCCGATCCGTTGCTCGTCGCGATTGAGAATTACTGGCGTCAGAGTACGGATGTCGTCGTTAAAGGATTGATCGCCGAGGTGACCGACTTCATCGCAGGGAACATCAACTCAGTCAGCACCTGGATCGGTCAGTTTGGGATGAAGGTGTTCGAGAACCAGCCATTAGGTGAACGGCTACCAGAAAGCGTACTGCAGGCCGATGGAGGCTCCGCTACCGCGACAGGATCCTGA